GACGGTGAAGAAAACCAGTCGCAGGAATACACTCAGGCTAAGATTAAGAATAAGGTCAAGGTTCTTCAGGAAAAGAACTGGGAAGTTATCTTCCTTGGCGCTAACTTCGATGTCACAACTTATACCAGTGCATCAGGTCTTGCTTCGACTAAGATGCGCAATGTTGATTTTAACAACAAGTGGGCAACAGCAACTATGACTGCTGATCTCTCATCAAACACTATTGCATATGCTACCGTCGGCGCTGCAATGAATATGTCTCTCGACGTAAAGGTAAAGTAAATTATGGATATTAATGTTCCTATTGAAGAAATGCGTAAGCGTAAGCTATTTGTTGCTACCCCCATGTATGGTGGTATGTGCGCAGGTATGTTTGCTCGTTCATCGAATGACCTATCGGCGATGGCTGTTCACTATGGAATCGAAGTACGATTCTATTATCTTTTCAACGAGTCGCTGATTACTCGCGCTCGTAACTATTGCGTAGACGAATTTCTTCGTTCGGACTGCACTCACATGCTATTCATTGACTCTGACATTGGTTTCAATGCTCAGGATGTATTTGCTATGCTTGCTCTTCAGGGTGATGATTCACCATATGACATTCTTTGCGCCCCTTATCCTAAGAAGTGCATTGCTTGGGAAAAGATCAAGACTGCAGTAGACAAGGGTATTGCAGATGAAGACCCTAACGTTCTTGAAAAGTTCGTCGGTGACTATGTGTTTAATCCTGCTAATGGTGCTAATGAAATCCGTATCTCTGAGCCTGCAGAAGTTCTTGAAGCTGGTACTGGCTTTATGATGATCAAGCGTTCGGCGCTGGATAAGATGTCGGCTACTTACGCTGAACTTATGTACAGACCAGACCACGTTCGTACTGCTGCATTCGACGGTTCGCGTGAGATTATGTGCATGTTTGATGCTCTTATCGACAACAAGACTGCTCGAATCAACAAGGAAATTGCTGAGTTCTTCAAGAAGAATCCAAAGGCTACTCCACAGGAAGTTATGGACTTTATTGCTGACACCAAGCATTCGGCTTTTGGTCATGAATACTCGAACCGTTATCTGTCAGAAGATTATATGTTCTGTCAGTGGGCTCGTGAAGCTGGTCTGAAGGTTTGGCTTGCTCCTTGGATTGCTCTGCAGCACGTTGGTTCGTATATCTTTGCTGGTTCGTTAAACGATCTTGCTCAGGTAGGCGCAGCCGCTACTGTTGATCCCACCAAGCTGGGAAGCAAAAAGTAATTGACTTCGCAGTCAATATGTTATATAATAATACTTTAATAATGAAGGAGTGAAATATGAAACTAAGTGATGCAACTGTAAGTGTTCTTAAGGAGTTTTCTAGCATTAACCCGTCTATTGCTATTCAGGCGGGTAATGTTATCAAGACTGTTTCGACGTCAAAGACTATCGTAGCCAAGACTAGTGTTGAGGATAATTTCCCCAACAATCTGGCTCTTGCCAATCTTTCGAAATTCCTTGGTGCACTTAGCATCATGGATGAGCCTGATTGCGATTTCAAGAATGATCGAGTTATCATTAAGGACAAGAACAAGAACGTTACTACAATTTTCTATGCTGCAGAGGACACTATTGTAGTTCCTCCTAAGAAAGATCTTGTGCTTCCTTCGCAGGATTCTGCCTTCCGTCTCTCGTCTGAAGCAATTACTAAGATTCATCGTGCTGCTTCTATTCTTCAGGTTCCTGAAATTGTAATCATGGGAGAAGATGGTCGAGTTACTGTTAGCGCAGAAGATGTGGCCAAGCGGGGCGGCAGCGATACCTTTAAGATCGATCTTGGGGAAACTGACTCTGAGTTTCGTGTTGTGTTTAAGGCTGACAATCTGAAGGTTCAGCCTCTTGACTATGCCGTTACGGTTTCTTCTAAGGGACTGGCATTTTTTGATAATGATGCTCGTCAGTATTGGATTGCGACGGAAATTCGCAAGGCTTAATCTATCTGATGTAGTGCAGGAAGACTCAGAAGCGTAGGTGCCTGCACCACCGTTGACGCTTCTGCTTTTTATTTTATTATGGAGATTATTATGGACGAGTTTCTCTGGACGGAAAAGTACCGCCCTGTAAAAATTGATGATTGTATTCTTCCCACTAGTCTCAAAAATACCTTCAAGCAGTTTGTAGAAAAGGGCGAAATCCCTAATCTGTTGCTTTCTGGTCCTCCAGGAACAGGTAAAACGACTGTAGCCAAGGCTATGCTCAAAGAACTTGATGCTGATTATATTGTAATCAATGGCTCGGATGAAGGTCGTCGTATTGACACTCTGAGAACTTATATTCGTGACTTTGCTTCGACTGTTTCTTTCACAGGTCGCCGTAAGTACGTTATCCTAGACGAAGCTGACTATTTGACTGCTGACTCTGTTCAGCCTGCACTTCGTAACTTCATTGAAGAATTTTCGTCAAATTGTGGGTTCATCCTCACCTGTAATTATAAGAATAAGCTGATTGAGCCATTGCGTTCGCGTTGTTCGACTGTTGAATTTAAGATTCAAAAGAAAGATAAGGAACAGATTTGTATTGATTTCTTCAAGCGTATTCTTGATGTTCTAAACAAAGAAGAAATTGAATACGATAAAGCTGCAGTTGCTGAACTTGTAAGCCTGCACTTTCCTGACTTTCGTAAGATCATTAACGAACTGCAGAAGTATTCGGCTACTGGTAAGATTGACACAGGTATTCTTTCCAACTTTAATACTGAGTCTTTCAAAACTATCGTTAGTTATTTGAAAGAAAAGGACTTCAATAAGATGCGGCGCTGGGTTGCTCAGAACTCTGATCTGGACTTTGCTTCCTTGCTTCGTATGCTTTATGACACTTGTTCGGACTATCTTGAAACTGATTCAGTAGCTAACTTCATTCTTGTTGCTGCTGACTATCAGTTCAAGCATGCCTTTGTTGCTAATCCTGAAATTAACACAGTCGCTTTTCTGACTGATGTTATGCTGCAGTGTTCGTTCAAATGAGTAATCCTTTTGATTATGTGTTTGATATTTCTTCAGGTAAAAAGAATATCATAAAGAATAGTGAATCTCCGGAACAAGCAGAAAAGGATTACAATCCATATATTGTAAATAAAGCATTATCGCACTATATTGATACAGTACATGATGCAAATGTCATGAATCTGTATCATAAACTCGATAATCGTCTCCAGTTTGACTATCTTATAAATAGTGTGAGAAGTCGGAAAAGAGCGAAAACCCAATGGTATAAGAAAGAAAAGGGTTTGAGTAATTTAGATATTGTTATGCTTACTTACGGTTATACTAAACCGAAGGCTGAAGCTGCTCTATCTATTCTGACTGAACAGCAAATAGCACTATTGAAAGCAAAACAAGAACAAAGGTGACGATATGAGTGACATACTAGAAACAATGGTTGAAGTTACCCTGCAAAAACCAGACGATTTCTTAAAAGTCAAAGAGACTTTAACAAGAATTGGTGTAGCTTCACGCAAAGAAAAGATACTCTATCAGTCTTGTCACATTTTGCACAAAAAAGGCAAATACTATATTGTGCACTTTAAGCAGATGTTTGTTCTTGACGGAAAGCCCACTGACTTTTCGGAAGGCGATATTGCACGCAGAAATACAATCGCAAACCTACTGGCCGAATGGGGTCTTGTAGAGATTGTAGACAAGACCATGACTGAGGAGCCAATTGCTCCTATGAGTCAGATCAAAATTGTATCATATAAAGAGAAAGGTGATTGGAAGTTAATTCCAAAGTATTCGATCGGAAAGAAATAAATGGAACAATTAAAATGGGATGAACGCTTAGGCTACGTCCCAGTTCCTCGTGAACCCAAATGGGTTTGGGAGGTTTTTGGGGATGGTGATCTTAAGATTGAATTTATGAATAATGTTAGTCTCTACAAAAGGCTAATAACAAAACTAACTCTTAAAAGCAAATGGACTAAATTGAGATGATAACAGCACAACATCTAGAAGAAATCTATGAAGTAAAAAGCTCAGTATTTCCTTCTTATCTTGAGCCGTTAGAAAAGACATTTGCTGAATTCAACATCAATACCGTAAATCGTAAGGCTGGATTCCTCTCCCAAATTGGAGTCGAGTCCAGCCTTTTGACACGTGTTATAGAAAACTTAAACTACTCTGCTCCAGGCTTGATAGCAACATTTCCTCATGTGTTTAACAAATACAATGCTGCTACATACGAGCACAAGCCAGAAAAGATAGCTAATTTGGCATATGCTAATAGATTAGGGAATGGCGGAGAGCCAACAGGCGATGGATGGAAGTATAGAGGTATGGGTCTTATTCAGCTAACTGGAAAAGATTTACATTCTCTATTTGCAGCGTATATTAAAATGCCTCTTGATAATGTTCAAGATTATCTACAAACAAAAGAAGGCGCTGCTCGTTCTGCTGGATGGTATTGGA